CCGAAGGTCCCTTCGGTCCTATTTGTGATCTACCTCCCACGGATACTGAGATTGAACAGCGATCAAGACCCGCTATTCCCGACAGTGAACGTGAGGGAGATGTTGAGCTGATTACTCAAGAGGATCTTGGTAGCATCTATGAACCATTAATTCCTGTGTTGGGGGAAGCACCAGCATTTTTCATTCGTCGAAGATGTAAGGAAAGAACATTGGCGGATGGTACGATAGAAAGATATGATTGTGAATATGATTTTGATGGAGACACTGGTGAAAACTATGATGATGGGTGGGATGGACCAAAAGAAGGATTGCAGATCGGAATTAATGATAACTTCTTTGTTCCTAACACAGGACCCGAGTCATGTTCACCATTCAAACCTGATATTAATATCAGACCATTAACATTTTTCGGTCCTAATGGAGTTAAATTTACGAGGACTGCTTTTGAAGGATCCAGTCCAGTAACTTATCCAGTAGAATCAGCGAGTGTCAGTAGTGAGAATCAACCTACGATCACCGCACAATTTTCAGAAGATAGACAGAATTTAGTGATCGGTGGGACTGGAACAGGTATTGTAAACTTGTCTCTCACTTGGAAAGATGATCCAGGTATTTCTGGTCTAGCAGTAAACCAATTGACTGTGGGTGGTAAAACATGGACGCAAAATGGAAAGAGGGGATCTCAAACTGAGTTTCTCACACTAACACCTGGCACATATCCAATTGTCTTAAGTGGACAATCAGGCACTTCGGGAAGTAGACTTGTAGGTACTAATAGAATTGAATATGATGATGATTTTGGTAACGGATTTGATCTGAATGCAACGTTCCTAATTGAAAGTGTTTTAGCAGAGACTCCTTATACTGTCACGGATGGTTATTGGAGTGATGAAGGAAATACATATGGAGTCTGGGTAAACCCTGCACAATGTACGTTACCTCTTCTACCTCAGCAAGTAACTTATAAAATTGAAATTACTGAGGCAGGTGAATATGGATTCACATTCGGATGTGATGATAATGCTACCCTAACCATAGGAACAGAAACTAGTCCTTTCTTGACCGCTCAGGGCGGCATCTTTAAGGGTGGATCATACAACACGCCATACACCGCTACAAGGACGCTGGCAGCGGGCACTCTGTTGCTTACAGTGAACTGCACAAACTCTGCTGCAGGGTTCCTAGATGCAAATGGAGATCCAATAGGTAAAGCATTTGATTGGACTAGAAATCCTGGTGGATGGTATATCAAAATGTGTAAGGGTGGAGTATGTGCTGGTGGAAATAATATTACTTGGGTTACATCTGGTCCTCATCCAAAATGGAGTGACTTTATGAATACCTATGCAGTTTGGCCTAACAATACAGATCCTCTATTGGATGCAGCGCAAACTGCGACTTGGAATATAAATATTCCTACAACAGGTAATTATGTTTTTGAATGTTCAGCAGATAATACTGCGACATTCTCTTTGGATGGCACTCAGATAGCATCATCTTCTAGTTTTACTTCTACTACATCTGTTAACTTGACTAATGTTAGTGATGGGGCACATACTATTTCAGTAACCTGCACTAATCAATCTAGTTCAAATGGTGCAAATACTTGGACAGACAATCCTGGTGGTGCAGCATGGAGGATCAAATATGCAGGTGGTCAGATTGCTGCAACTTTTGACAGTCAGGGTAGATTGATAGTTACTGGAGCAGGTGCTGCCACATTAGACTTTGATTTTGAATGGGATGACAATCCAAATTCTTATGGCACTGCTCTAGGAACTTATTCCATACCTGACTTGGGAGTTAACTTTACTCAAACTTCTGGAGTTACATCAGGTAGTGATAGTCATCAGAAAACAAATGTAACTGCAGGAACATACGCTGCAACTATTCTAAATGCTAACTCGGCAGGATTTACTAGGAAGCAGAGCAACACGAGATTATGTTTCCAAGATGGTGATGATGATGACTGTAATGCACAAGTGGACGTGACAGTTACACAAACTGATGCTATAATAGCCTCATCATTAGACCTTAATACTCCTGGCGATGGCAATATTTTTTGGCACACTAGGAAAGCAGTAGGTTACACATACATTGACGAATAATGGAACTACCAAGAATCCCCAACGATCAACTTCCTAAAGAGATAAAAGAAATCCTAGGTGATAAAGATGCACATTTTGATCTGGTTGTAGATCCAACAGAGATTATTGATGTACCCTTGGACGTAGAAGAATATTTTGAAGGCAAGTATAAAGTACAAAAAATGTTGATAGAACACCGTAAAAAAATGCAAGAATACCATGCGACTCAAAGACACAATAAAAGGAGCAAAGAAAATCCTCAAGACAGCAAAGAAAAATCCTAAGTTGTATACAGAGGAAGAACTAAAATATGTGCGAATGCTCAAAAGAAGAGCACAAACTGCATTGGAAAAAAAGCAGCAATCCCAAAGTAAAGATTAAAATGTGCTAAATACCTACTTGTAACGTTACAAAATTGTAACACTTGCCATTTTTAAAGGTTTGTGTTATACTATTCACCAACGCAGACAAGTCGAGTCTGCTATCATCTGCGGGTAAACACTCCGCAAGTAAACAAATAGGTAAACAACTATGATTAAAACTGCTTTCGCTGCCGTCGCAGCTGCTTCTACACTGGCTGCCCCTGCTGCATTTGCAGGTCCCTACGTTAACGTAGAAACCAATGCTGGTTGGACGGGTTCGGATTACACTGGTGCAACTACAGATTTCCATGTAGGCTACGAGGGTGCTCTTGGCACTTCTGGTTCTTACTACGTCCAAGGTGGCGCTAGTCTGATTGCTCCTGACGGTGGATCCGATGATACCGTTCCTTCTGGTAAGGCAGGTGTTGGTCTTGCTCTGACCGATACTCTTGGTGCCTACGGTGAAATCTCCTTCCTCGGTTCTGGCGATGAGAACGTCGATCGTGGATATGGTGGTAAACTGGGAGTCAAGTATAGTTTCTGATTTTCGGAACTATATAATTAAAACTGGGGACTCAGTAGAGTCCCTTTTTTATTCTTCCGTTTACTATGACTATGAATTTCACTGTCTACACACGTTCAGGTTGTCCTTACTGCACAAAAATTAAACAGGTGTTGGAAGGAAAGAAGTACAACTTCAGAGAATACAGACTGGGGGTTGACTTTCAACGCGAAGCATTCTATACTCAATTCGGGGAAGGGTCTACCTTTCCACAAGTAGTCTTAGGTGGCACCAATCTTGGTGGTTGCACTGAGACTGTGAAATACCTCCGTGAAAATAATCTTATCTGATGAACGACGAATTCTACGAACTTGTTGAATCTGCAATTGACGCTGCATTTGAAAAGAATCTATTTCTTTTTAAAGCATATCATTATTTTAAATACAACAAAGTAAAGCGTAGAGAGGTTCAAGAATTCATTGATTCTACAACTGCAAAGAATGTAGCATTGATAATTTCAGACTTGGAAGCATACATCAAAGGTGGTTCGGATTCCTACCATAAGCAACTCAAGGAAGCATACGGTCATCTTGGCAAACCCAAGGCAAGAAAGATCAGTAAGTACCTACATGACATCCTAAAAGATGCCAAGCAATATGAAATTGACAGGAGACCAGGACGTAAAAAACGTTCTAAATAATGTCAGAGTTCAATAGGAGGTTGGTTTCCAATACTACTGTAAACCTTATGGAGGGAAACCATGTTAATTGCACTAGCAGTTCTCGTCACTATCGGTGCATTCATTCTTGGAATTACCGTTTCATGGTTAGCAAAAGGTTACGTTGAAGATTTTATCGAAAACGCTGCCTATGCAAAATCAGTTACTCACCCAGAAATGTTTGACGAAAATGGCGACATGATTCACGATGAATTAATTTACATTCGACCAGACTTTAGAATCTGGGAAGAACCAAACGATGAAGATGATGATTAATTGGAGCTAAATTATGCCTACACGATCAGTTATGAATAGTAACCCTAGGTTACTCCTTAGTGAGATTCTGAGAAAGGTCTCAAATGCTAAGACTAAAAAAGAAAAAGTTGACCTGCTGCAGAAACACAACACTCCAGCACTACGTCAACTACTCATCATTAACTTCGATGACAGCATCACATCGATGCTACCAGAAGGTGATGTGCCATACACTCCAAACGATGCTCCAGTAGGTACTGATCATACCCGACTAGAGCAAGAATATAGAGGTCTCTATCGCTTCTTTAAAGGAGGTGACAACCGTCTTCCTGCACTCAAGCGAGAGTCTATGTTCGTACAACTTTTAGAAGGACTGTCTGCTGAAGAAGCAGAACTGTTGGTCCTTTGTAAAGATGGCAAACTTGGAGACAAGTATAAAAGAATTACAAAAGCAGTAATTTCAGAAGCATACCCGTCTATTGAGTGGGGAGGTCGAGGTTGAAAGGTATCAAAATCCTTAAACAAGATTGTGATCCTAAAGAGGCAGAAGATCGAGGTTTGCCATACATAACATACTTGGTGCGGTACCTTCTTGACGGAAAGGAACACTATGATATTGCTATGGCAGGTAAGCAAGTCGATCTATTTGATCACTATTGGGATCTCTATAAAAAAGATTTCATACGATTTGACCAAACAGAAGGTAGAGTGAACCCTAAATTATGGACAGACCCGACTCAGACGAAATCAAAACGAAAAACGAAATGAGTGTTTACTTTGACCCTAGAGTCAAGAAACAAGAAGCAGAAGATAAAGAAGCAGAAAAGCAAGAGGCAATTCAAACTATCGCTCGTGCAATCGGATTCTTTGTCAAAC